TCCACCAGGTCCCCAGTGAACTCCAGGGGTAGCACCAGAAAGAAGTGACACAGATCCTGATGGCTTAACTGTTGTTACACGAACTGATTCACGAACACAAAGCCACTCTGAATACTGGTGATCATATTTACGAATTGTCTTATATCCCTCGTCCATCCAGTCACGAGTTGTTGGAAGACCATGCTCATCAGCAAATGCAGCGATACCTGTAAGAGATGTTCCAATACGACGGTTTCTCTGCATGATACCGTTTGTTTGCTGCCAATGTGTTGGCATAAGAGTGACAGTCTTTCCATAAAGGTATGCAAACTTCAATGTCTTGAGGAAGTCCTCCTTGGATTCATGTCGGTTTAAGTGAACTTCTACAAGAGTACAAAGTTCGTATGACTCCAATGGCTGCTCCGCACAAGGATTGAAGCCCATGATGCGAGTGTCCTTATAATCAGGAGCATCTGCAAGACGGCCATAATTACGAGCAACATCAAGCCAGATAAATCCTGGTTCTCCGTTATCCGCAATTAAATCTACATAGTCTTCATATTTTGTTCCAACCTCTGCTGCGATTGAGTTATTACTCATCCATGCCCAACCTGGATTTTGTGGATCATATGAATTACGCTCTGGGAATACTTCTGGATTCTTCAAATTAATAAATCCATCATCTTCTGGAGTACCCAAAGCAAGTGTTGCAGAACGACGAACATTTCCAGAAACAACACATGTTCCAATAAGGTTTACGATATCAACAATTGCACGACTATCTAGCTGTTCACCAGCTCTTGAGCCGATTACATTTCTAATACGTGTATGAAGATCAATAAGTGGTTGTGGACCGCTTGCAACGCCTCCAAAGCCCTTAATAGGGGCACCTAGAGGACGGATGAGGTCATAATTAAATTCCTGGATTGGCTGGTTCTGGCGAAGGAATGAATTAATCAAAAGACGCACAGATTCTACCCAGCCTTCACGAGTATCAGGAATATCATAAACAGATGCTGGCTCTGTTGGAGCATAGATTGTCATTTGCTTGTCTTGCCCAAGAGTGTCAAACCCAACACCAATACCAAGCATCAATGCATCCATTACCCAAGCAAAAAGAGCACCTGGATCATTGCGATCAATGTCTCTTGTTGAGACCATTGCACAGTTTTGAAGGGAAGCTGAGTTTCGCTTTTCCATAGTCATAGGAGTTCCAAATGCCCAGAGTCCTCTTCCTGGTGGTGTCCACTTCAATTCAAACATTCTCTGGAAGGCTTCCTGTGCTGACTTCTGAGCTTTGTTATCATTCCATGGTAGACGGTTATCCTTAGCATGGTTTTTCTGTACTGAGTACATACCCTCAATTACACGACGGCAAACCTCATGCCAGCGTTCCTTTGTGCCATCTTCCTTGATTCTTGAATAGGTACGAATAAATGTTATTTCTCCTAATGAGTTTGCCCCCGCATCTGTGAAGCCAAATGGGGCTGGGGTTGTTGCATATTTATTAACAAAATCTTCTGACAAACGGAAGGAAAAGACGCTTTCTGACATTTATTTACCTTTCAAAGTAATATTTTAGATGAGTACTTCGTAATTTCCGAAGTAGTCTTAAGTATATCATAGTTTGTAAAAGAAAAACACGCTCAATAAGAGCGTGTAAATCTTTACTTTATAGTTAGAGCTTTACTTTTTTAAAAGTACTAAGCTGTTAGGTCTCCTACAAGAACCCAAAGGTTTGTTCCACGCTTTCTAAGCGTAGCTCCTGCCCACTGTGTTCTAAGCTTAAGTCCTGGGGTTGCATTAATTGTAACACCAACACCACCTGCAACAGTTGTCTGACCAGAACCAACCTGGAGTATATCAATTTGTGAACCATTTGGCAAGTTTAGGTCTGCTGGGATAGTAATTGTATTAGCAGAGCCAGAGTTCATCTCAATGACTTTATCCTTATCAGATGTTGTAACTGTATAAGATGCAGTTTGTGAACTTACTGAAACAACTGATGCAAGCTTTGAATCTAGCTGGGTTTGAATTGAAGATGTGACTCCATCAAGATATCCAATTTCAGTATCAGATACCCCAGAAACACGGGTTTGTGTGATTGTTGTATCAATCTCAATTGTTCCTGGAGAAGACTCTACAAGTCCATTTCCTGCAGTAACAGCTTGTGCCACGTTAAACTGGGTATAGTTGATAGCTGTTGTTCCTATTGTAATAGTTCCAGTTGTGGTTACAATAAATCCATAACCACCAGCTAGTGTTCCATTTTGTACAAAACAGAAATCTCCATTTGCAATTTCTCCAGTTGGCGAGTTATCGGCATCCAATGCACGGGTCAATACCCACTTTGAAGATGCTCCACCAACGTTAGAAACATAATAAATACCATTCTGTGCAGCATTTGTTTGTGCCTTTACAAGAATTCTATCATTAAGAACTACCTGGTGTCCATCAACTGATCCAATTGGACCATTTGAGAGTGCTGTAAGGGTAGCACCAAACCCATTTGTTCCATTATTATAGTCTGTTGTAATATTTGTGCTTGTTGCTGCATGTACCGCTGCATGGAAGTTTAGTCCTGCAGAAATATTATCAACATAAAGCTTTGTAGCAGCATGAAGATCAGCTGTAGGTGCACCTGAAAGTGTAAGTGGTCCTGTAAGTGTACCGCCAGATAGGGCTAGTTTTGCATCTAGTTGATCTTGAATCTTTGATGTAACACCATCAAGATAACCAATCTCTGTGCTAGATACTCCAGACACTATTGGTTGATAGGTTGACTCTGCTGTTGCAGAAGAAAGCTTTGTATCTATTTGAGTTTGAATAGCTGATGTAACGCCATCAAGATATCCGATTTCAGTGTCAGAAACACCAGTTACACGAGACTGGATAACAGCTGTATCTACAGCAATTGCTCCTGTAGCATCTGTATATGTAAGTCCAGTTCCAACTGCATTTCCTACAGCATCCTGTGCTCTTTCATCTGTGAAATATTTGTTGTTTGTTCCTTCTGCAAGGTTATCTGTTGTTGAGTCTGCAACTCCATTTTCAGCAGTAATCGTAAGACCATTTTTGTCACCAGTAATTGCAATATTTGTCTTGGTTGCATTTACCAATAGCTCTGCTGCAAATGTCTTTGTTGCTAACTCTGCTGTGTCATTAATTCCATGCACACCTGTTGTGTCTGAGTTATGTGTTGATATTGATGAATCAATCTCTGACTGTGTAACTAAAAGTGATGTATCTGCAATCCCATGAACAGAAGTTGTATCAGAATTATGGATTCCAATTTCGCTTCCTACATATGTTTTTGTTGCGACAATAGTTTCATCAATGTCAAACTGTTCTGTAGACCCATTCCATGAAAGACCATTACCTGCAAGTCCTGATTGGGCAGCTTCTGAGTTAGTTACAGCATTATCTACATACTCTTTTGTTGCTAGTAATGACGCATCTGCAATACCGTGGACATTTGTAGTCAAAATAGCATGATCTGCAACCTGTTGCTCAACATCCCCAATTGAATTATTAATAGTTGTAACAAAGTTAGCATCGTCACCAATTGCTGCTGCAAGCTCATTAAGGGTGTCTAAAAGGGCTGGAGCACCATCAACAAGGTTTGTAATAGAGGAAAGGGCAGACTCTGCATCTGTAAAGTATGTTAGGTCAATCCAGTGATTGATTCCATCACCGATTTTAAATTTATTGGTGTCTGACTCAAAGCCAATTTCACCAGCAGCAAGGATTGGACCATTGCCTGAGTTTGTAGAGATCCACTGCGCTGCAGTTCCTCTACGCTGTTGCATTCTTGTTGACATTATTCCTCCTGTGGTGTCTTATAGTATTATAGCAGATTTTAATTATATGGATCGGTTGGATTACCGCCGTCAAATACTCCATCTGGGGTTGTTATGCTGTATAGTCCACCATCCACTGTTACTGAAAAAATTGCATCATAATACCCAGCATCCTGAAAAACGGTAACGATAAGTCCGTTTCCATCAATTGATGTATCGTGGATATGCTGTCTAAGATTATATGTGTCTTCAAATGTTGCTATCATAATCCATTCCCCCGCATCAGAGGAATAAACTGAAAGGTGACGAGTAACAGTATCAAAATAGAACTGTCCGTCAACAGGGTTTGCTGGTGCTCCAGATTCTGTTGGTATTACTACTGATGTAAACTTACCGTCTACATATTCTTTTGTTGCTGCGTGTGCATTTTCTGTAGGAGTTCCTACTTCAACTGCCCCGCCAAAAGATCCACCAAGGGCAACGATCAGCCCATTCTTTACTTTAAAGTCTTTGTCAATCGTTGCCACTTGGTTTCTCCTTTAGTTAATTAATTAGTCTGCCCAAGACATGATTGTTGCTGCTGCAATAACCTCTGCCCCTGCAATTGCTGTTGTTACACGAAGGCGATATTCTCCACCTACGTAATCAACTGTTGCTGTTGAAAGTGCAGCCTCAGAAGTATGTATTGTTCCATATTCAGTAACTGCTACATTGTTTGCTCCATCTACGGTTACAAGAAGTTCTGTAATCTGTGAGTGAAGTGTTCCACCAGATGTTCCTACTGTACGAACAAGATACTTAACTGACTTATTTCCAGTAAATGTATGTGCTGTTACTGTTGAGGCAGATGCAACTACTTGCTGTGTTGCCTCTTCTGTACGGTATGTGTTTATGTTAATAGATGTAAATGAACGAGTTGTTCCATCTACCGCACTTTGTGCACGAGCATCTGTGAAATAAAGGTTTGTTGTACCTTCATCAAGATCATCAGTTGTAGAATCTGCTACACCATTTTCTGCGGTAATTGTAAGATTAGTTCCATCATAATCAATTGCAATATTTGTTGTAGTTGCATTCTTAAGAAGGTATCCTGCTGCATCTTCTGCACGAGCATCTGTGTAGTAGTGATTTGTTATACCCTCTGCAATATCATCTGTATTAAGTTGTGACGCATCTACTGCAATTTCACCAGTTCCGTTATTGTAACTAATTGCATTTCCTGCAGATAGTGACTCACGAGCACGAGACTGTGTAAAGTATAGATTATTTCCACCAGGAGTCTCAAAAACATCATCAGAGTAAAGGGTTACGCTATCACCAAGTGCAGTTGCATATCCGTTAACTGTGATTGAGTCGTTTAGAAGTGATGAGTTGTCAATATTTGTAATTGTATTGCTTCCGCCATCAATTGTCTTGCCTGTAAGAGTTTGAATATCAGATGTTCCTACAACAGTTCCTGTAACTCCGTGAACTCCAGTTGTAAGGTCTGAGTGAGTGCTAACTTCACCAGATGCGAATGTCTGTGTAGCAATTACATCAGTATCAACAGAAACCTCAAGACCATTTACAATGATACCTGTTCCTGCTGTTACAGTACCTGAACCAGAGAACTGTGTCCAGTCTTGGCTTGCAAAACCAGTAATATAGTGATTTGCTTGTACCCAAGAAGAACCGCCATAGGTAGTTCCTTCCATAACGAATACTGCTGCACCAATGAGTTCATCATTTGTATCAGCATCTGCTGCACGAACTGCATTTAATTCACTTCCATTTGCAACAAGTTCATAAATACCATTATTACCAAAATTACCAGATGCTGTCTGACCTGTCAAAAGCAAACGGTATCCAGCATCAGCAATAGTAAGTGCTGCATGGCCATCAATAACTGTTCCAACTAAGTCTGCTAGAATTGTGACTGATCCAAGATTAATGTTTGTATCTGAAAGAAGATTTACTGCTTGCTTCCAGTTAAGACCAGATACTGCATTATCTACATATGAGTGAGTTGCAATCTCATTTGCTGATGTTGCTGAACCAAGGTATGCATGTCCATCTGGATTAAGAACAATATCTCCAGAGTTTGTAGACAATGTTAAGTCATTGCCTGCGTGTACTGTAAGATTTCCTGAACCGTCAGTTTCAGTCTGAATGTACGCTGAATTTGTGTTGTCAACACCAAGGTATATTGTGCCCTCAAGTGTTCCACCCTGAACTGTCTTGTTTGTAAGAGTCTGTGCATCAGATGTACCAACAACATCGCCAGTTACACCATGTACGCCTGTTGTAAGAGCATTGTGGTCAGATACTGCACCGTTGTCTTCGTACCATGTATCTACTGTTGTACGATCTATCCCAATCTGACCAGCAGATATATTGAGGCCTCCACCTGAAGCCAAATCTGCAGAAATTGTTCCTGATGAGTATGTGATTCCATCTCCACCTGAAAGGTGTGCATCAACATCTGCATCTGAGTACATTGTTGGAAGATCACCAGACTTAAGGTAACCATAACCATCAATTGTTGTATCAAGATCTGATGTTTTTGTGTAGTCGCCAAGCTTGGTGTCTGTATAACTATTAGCGTTTTCTTCTGCTGTATCGGCAGCACCTGCTGCATCAAATACACCAGACTTAACAGAAAGCTCTCCATTAATAACCTCAAGCTGTGTTGAGTTAACAGATGTTACAAGTGTCTCTCCACCAATAAGGTCAATGATATACTGATCACTTGCATTTTCTGTAAGGACTTGATTTCCATTTACAGTTGCGGTTGAGCCTTCAACTACCAGGCCATTTTTTACTTTAAAGTCTTTGTTGACTGTTGCCATTTCTTATCTCCTTTGTCTATGCCTTCAAGCCCATACGTGCATAACGTACAGTTATAGGGGTTATTCCTTGTACTGGTGTCACAGTGAGGGCAACTGTATTATTAACCCTGGAGACGCTAATGGTGCCAATATTCCCATCATTGTCAATTGTGCCATACTCGCTGACTGATACATTTGTACCATCAACCAATATAGTCATTTCTGTGGCGTAATACTTATTATCACCAGCAGAAGTCTTTTTAATGGAGATTATGTATTTAACCATTCTCCAAACCGTTGCATCAAAATTATCAATTACAGTTGCGTTTTCAATTCCGCTTATTGTATTTTCATTGTTTCCTGCACTTCCAAGATCTGTTGCTTGGGCAGAAGTAGTATCAATTAAATCTTCATAATCTAATTGAGATGGTCTATCTCCAGTTTGAAATAAACTTTTAACGCTTGCAAGTGATATTTTAGCCATAGATGTATTATAGCATAATTAATTATCTTTTATATAATCCAGTTAGAAAAACCAATTACCTGCAATCCAATTCCTGGTGGATTTGAACTTGAATAGCCTTCAATGCCAATTGTAGTAAATCTTACCCTAAAAGGAAGTACGCTATTGACTGTCGTTCTTCTTGCATCTTCTTTGATCTGAGCTATTGGATGATTTACCCTAGTAGGTATTGCAACTCTATTTCTGTAATCATCAATAATTACAGCTGTTGCCATTAGTCAGTTACATCCTCAATTATTATCATTTGCCCCTGGCAAACTGTCCAAACTCTGTCTGCATCGGATAACTCAACATCAAAAACATCACCAGTTCTTAGTTGGTTGGTTTGCTCTGATGTTAGGCTAACTGTGAATTCTCCAGGACCATCTAAGTCTGAGGCTGCTGGGGTAATTATGAAAATAGTTCCTGCTGAATCTTGAGAAATATCATTTGCTGCATCTGGACGACGGAACTCACAGCGAATTGTCCAGTCTGCAATAATTAATGGTTCTTTTAGATCATCAGTTGCGTAAACTCTAAATGCTGCGGTATCGCCTTTAACAACAGTCCAGCGTACCAATGGTGGCTTTAATCCAACATCGTATTCGCTTTTAGTTTCTTGTCCTCTAAACGTAGCCATAGTGATTTTATTATATCACAATAACTAACATAACATTTTGTTATAAGAATGTTACACAAATTAATAGGGCAAAACGGACATTAACTTGTACTAGATAGTAGAATCATGCTATACTTAATTTGAGACCTAAACGGGTCTCATTCGTTTCTTAGGAGGTAAAAACTATGAGAGAAACTAAAGCGTGGTTTGGGGTATTATTGATGGTGGTAGTGTCTGCTGTTTTTGCAAATAATGCAAATGCTTCTACTAAAAATAATTTACTAAAACAGAATACCGTCCAGCAATCAGCTACCGCCCACAAAGCGGTTTTTTTGGTTTCTAGGGCACAAATATTTAAGAAGTATGAGAACTCAACACATCTTTCTGGTAAGGACTTATATATTCTTTTAAAGGCGGTAGGGTTCAAGGGCCATGATCTTCGTGAAGCTTGGGCTGTAGCTAAAAAAGAGTCTAATGGGCGTCCATTAGCTTTTAACGGTAATGCTAAGACTGGAGACAGCTCTTATGGCATTTTCCAAATTAATATGATTCGTGATTTGGGTCCAGAGCGTCGTGCTAAGTTTGATCTTCGCACTAACTCAGACCTTTTGAATCCAGTCATCAATGCAAAAATTGCATACCATATGAGTAACGGCGGGAAGAACTGGTCCGCCTGGCATGGGATCACAGCTAAGACAAAGATGTGGATGAAGAAGTTCCCATTTAAAGTTTAGTAAATTAAACAAAGAATACCCTCACTGTATGTGGGGGTATTTTTTTTGCTTAAAACTTACTACTTTGTATATGGCCCATTTCAATTAGATTAATGTTAAGATGTGGGGGGAGAGATCCTAGCCATAAAATAGACTGTGCAAGATCATCTGCAGTTAACGCTATATCTCTTTTTTGTTCCTGCGTATCAATAGTCCCAGGGCATATCTCTGTTACCTTGATATTAAAAGCAGGGAACTCTAGCCTCATAGTATCTATAAGGCCTTTCTGACCTCTTTTGGCATTTGTATAATTGCCACCAGATCTGTATGGAACCAAACCACCTAAAGAGTTTATAAAAATAATAGTAGGAGAAGATGATTTTTGCATAGCTGGAACAAATAACTGAGATAAATACATTGGTCCACCAACGTTAATATCATAGGCTGTTCTAAAGTTTTCCATTGTTTCATGTATTATTTGTGTTGGACTTGCTCCACCACCTGCATTATTTACTAAAAGATCTAGGGTAATATCTTTATATTTTTCATGAAAAGCTTTAATTTGTTCAGGACTAGTAATGTCTAACTGGTATGTTTCAACATTTTTTGATACAAGGTTATTTATCTTAGAAAGGTTTCTTGATACAGCTATAACTTTATACCCGTTTTCCGATAGCAACTTAACTGTTGCATATCCTACACCTTTGCTGGCCCCCGTAACTATTGCAGTTTTCATTACATACTACTAGGTGAGCGATAAAAGTCCATATTGTTGTGAATCCAGTGTCCTGGAACCATGTACTTAAACTTACTCTTTACAAGGTGTGCAGTGTGATGGTATGGTGCTGAAGATGGGAAGATTATAATGCTTCCCGCCTTTGGCTTGATTGAAAAATCCATCAAATCTTTATTTTCTGGATGATCATAATCTGGATGTGGAGTTTGCTTATCTAAGATACCAGAGTATTCAGACAATGTAAAAGAAATCTCTCCACCATCAAAGTCATCGTTTAGATACATAACTAATGAATATCTAAGTGTTTGATCTCCATCTAGCTGGTCAAAGTGTGCACCCATAGAAGTACCCTCTTTATATTTTTTAATATTAAAAGTAGGAAAAAGTTTTGGTTCATCATTATCGCCAAGGGCAGTAGCGTAATCTTTTGATACCTCGTAAAAAGAGTCCATGATTGTCTTGTAAACAAAAGCCATCTTACTCTTATATGGCTCTTCAAGGGTATTAATCTGATTAATATCAAAAGTTTTAGTAGATCCATAAATAAATTCTTTATCGTTTGAGGCAGTCCAGTCATGCCAAGATGATTTACCCTCTTCATTTTCAAGGGCATCTAGCTCATCAATGGTCTTCATCAACTCTTCAAAGTTTTTGACACCATCTTCATAGTAGTAAACTTTCTCTTCTAGGATAACTTTATTCATATTATTATTCTCCTTAGTATTTATTTTCTTTGTAAAAATCTTTTATCTTGATGAAACCAACTATAACATATCTGATTGGTCCCTCGCCAACATGTCTAACTCCATGCTCAAACTCTTCATTCCCTGGAAATATCAGAAGAGAACCTGGTTTTGGCCTAAGTTCTAATTCTTTATTTTTAAAGAATAACTCTCCATCAACGTACTCATCATTAATATAAAGAATAGTTGCATAGCGTATTGACGGGTCTGTATGTTGATCTGTATGAGATTTAAGCTCAACACCAGTTTGCATTCTTTGAATTGTAGCAAGTCCGCTTAGTTCTAATTCTGGATTAGCTTTAATAACTAAATCGTTTAACCGTGCATATATTTTGTTATAAAGTGGATGATCAATAATATTTAAATTTTTATCTGACCAATTTTGAGTAATTTCAAACTTGCCTTCTGCAACAAGATTATCAACATCATCTCTTCCAAACTTTTCTAAACAAAAACGCTTGAGATTTTGAGTATATTCTATCTCCCAGTCACTTTCTGGGGTTTCATTTATAATGGACAAAATAGCATTAACTTCGTCTGGGGATAAAAAATTATTGACTAAAGTTACATTTTTTATAATTTCAGAAACATCAAAATTATTATTTTTCAATTCATCAAAAAGAAAACTATTCATTTTTATATAAATCCTCTATCTTGTACTTATTACCTTTTTCGTCAAGCTTATATCCTTCTTTAAGAAGGTCTTGCCACTCAGCTTTTTCTTCTTGTTGTTTTTCCCTGATCTTTTTCATTTCTGCTGCCCAAGCATCTCTAAGTTCTTGTGGATAATCAGATTCTTCTCTATCATCCCAAAAAGATCCAATAGTATACCTAACTCCCTTTGTAATTAAAGAAACCTCATGCATATTATTAAACCCTCCATCAAAAACAGCAAGCATTCCAGCTTTTGGCTTAATTTCTATGCCTTGATCTGGAAACCTTAAAAGTCCACCTTCAAAATCATCATTAAGGTATAAAAATCCAGCATATCTACTTCTTGTAAATGCTCCTGAATTTCCCTTTTCATCTGTATTGTCTGAATGTATACGAGCATACGCTCCTGGCTCCCACTTTTGTGTATGATATCCAATTTTTGAAATTATCTTAGGGTCAAGATCGTGAACCGATGCAACAGCTTCGGGCATCTTTTTTTCAATATCTGAAAATATTGTTGGAGATAATCCTGCATCAATAACCTCTTGGTCATTATCTTGCGGTAACACAGAAGAATAAGACTCATAAAAAGATATAGGCATCCAAGAGATTTTTCCATTTAATGCTTGGTTATCTAATGCAGCAATCATTTTTTTACAATCATCATCACTAATAAAGTTTTCGTATACAACGATATCTTTTGTTAGTCTAGTTTTGTTGTTTAGATTCATTTTATTCTTACTCCATTTTCTATGTAAGATCTCTGAGGATGATCTTGTCTAAATTTTTCTTGTATATCTTTTTGCATACTGGCCCACTTTTCTTTGCCAAACTCTTTTTCTTTTTCATACCATTCATCTGTTCCTCGTTCATATTTTTGCCAATACATTCTTGCTAAAAATTTATTTTTATTGTATGATGGCATCACCCCATGCAAATAAGGTTTTCCGTCTTCTGTTAAATATTCTGGGTGGCCAGAAGGAAAAACTAAAAGGTCTCCTGCTTCTGGCTTATATTTTACAAGTTTATCACCCATTAAAAAATCAACCTCTCCACCCTCATAATCATCATTAAAATAAATTGTACATGTGATCACAAATTTATATCCTGGTGCAGATCCTTGCTCTCTTTGATAATCTGAGTGATAGTTCATACCAACTTTTTTATCTTCGCTACTTGTGTGATATTTTGCTATTGAGCCCCCAGCCCACCTCCATGTTGGAACTACACTACCTTCTTCATCTATAGATGTTGCCTCTAGATCTACTGGAATGTTGTATCTTTTAATGTAGTCTTCTGTAACCAAATAAAAGTTTTTCATCATTTCTATTCCAAAATCTTTTTGGCTTTGCTGTATTTCTGTTTTTGCTTCAATTTCTTTTAATCCTCCATAGTCTTTCCCCATAGAGAATGATGGAGTTATTGGACTTAAATAATCTCCAAATATAGACCATTGGGACCAATCACTAAAAATTCTATCTTCTAGATTTGATACAGAATCTGTTAAAACTTTATAAGATTTTGCAATATCTTGAAACATATTTTTATATACACGAATATTTGGGTATATTTCTACAGAATTTAAAGATGATGTAGTCATTTAGGGTTTTCTTTCTCCCGTATGCTCAACAATCTCCCAAAAAAATGGGCAGGTATATCTTATTCCACTTTTAACTTCGCTAACTCCATGAATATAGTTTTTGTCACCTGGGAAGAAATAAGCTGCACCTCTTTTTGGCTTAAACTTAATATCTTGTAGTGGAAAATACAATTCTCCACCCTCATAGTCATCATTTAGATAAAAAAGACTAGATAGGTCATAGCACGGAAAGTCATTTGGCATTCCTGCATCTGGGCCCTCATGAAGCTCTTTATCTGCATGTGGATTTTGGAATTGTCCT